CCGAGAAAATCGCCAAGCCATCCCCAGCCGTNTGNGTNGTCGTCCCTGTCCCNCTGTTCACGAGGTCAAAGACTATCAGCGTCTGCGTCTCTGCCGCCGAGGAACCGAGTTCTCGCGCCAGCGACTCCGCATTCGTGGGGGCCTCTGGATAAAGCGAATCCTCAATCACCTCTTCCGTTGTCCGGCAACCCAGCCCATACGTCTTGTGCGTCCACCGCTTGGTCGGCCCCTGCACCGGGTCATCATACGCGACAGGTATGCCTTCCGGCTTCGCGGGAAACGTCCCTAACCCGCCATGATAGGCCGATTCCTCATAAGCACGGGACGACGATTTCACCTTCCCGCACGCCTCCACAAACTGCCGCCAGACACTCCCATCGCCTCCTTGCGCCCGGTACGACGCATTGGAGAACGCGAAGAGGCCGGGCACGACCACCTTGTTGAACTGTGTCCGATCCATATCAGTAGCTCCTCTCCGTTAGATGGGGGTGTTCCATGCGCCACCGCGATTCTGGTGGTGCAGGATGCGTACGATCAGCTTGCAGTAGTTCCCGAAATCGTTCTGGGTGCCGTCTTGGTTGATTTGATCCAAGGTCTCCATCAGCACCAATTGCCCACTGGTATCCGCCACGATGGTGGAGCGATCCACTTCCAGGTTCGCGTAGCCAGTGGTCGTATTCCCGGAGGTCGCCCGGTACAACGGGGTCACCGAGGTCCCCAGCGCGGTCAAGGTCAAGGCTGATCCTCCCGTATCTTCCTGGATCAGGAACCGCTGGTCAGGGTCATCCGCGACCGCGACACGCACGGTTACGTCCCCCAGATCAGACACATCGAGGAAAGGGTCTAGCTCAAGAATCCCTCCCGCAATATCGAACCCGACAATCGATCCGAGGATCTGGTTATTGGAGCCAATCACCGCNGGGGCCACCTCTCCATCCGAGGCCCGAACCACCGGCATCCCCAGAAAGAGATCGGTGGCTGTGTCCACCCGATAGTAGCTCGTGCGAACCGTACCCCCGCGCGACAGCTCCAACGGCCAGAGTCCTCGTGGAAAGTTATCATTCGCCATGGACTAGGGCTCCGTAGTAGCAGAAGGGGTCTGGTCTTCTGCTTGCTCCGACCCCCACTGCGGTTCATAAAAGTTTTCGTTCTCCAAATCCGAGGTCATCAGGACGCGGTTCTTCCCGACAGAGGTCAGCCGCGCCCGAAGCCGTTCTTGGCTCAGTTTCCCTGGGGCTTCCCGAAGCACCTTGGCGCGAGTCCACGGCATGAAGAGCAAGATCGAGTCGCCTTCCTCCACGCATCCATTCGCAGACAGGAGATGCGAGGGGAGGTTAGCAAACGGGGTCTGAGCTCGGTTGACTACCAACCACTGCCGGATATTGAACGCATAGTCTAGCGCCTGTTTCTTCTTCACGACCCAGCGAAACACGTACGGGCCAGGATTCTGAACGACTCCAATCCCGTTCACCTGATGCACATGACACGATTGTCCTCGGGTGCAGTCAGCGCTCATCTTCTCAAAGTATTCGGGAAGCGAGAGCCGATGGATGGACGAGAGGTCAACCGGGGCCTCCGAGGCTTCCAGGGTCTCGATGGGAGGTTGCTTCGAGGCCCGTTCCATGACGTAGCTATCGAGGTCGGAGACCACGATGGTGCGCGTCAGATTTGTTTGCACAGGAGTGGGCTCCTCCGAGGTTGACGGAGGAGTGGCGAGCGTTTGCGAAATAGGCGCGGAGGGTGCTTGTGGCACAGCGGAGGCCTCGGGTTTTTCCCACCACTTCTTCTTTCCTGAGTCAGCCATCACACGCCTCCCATCCGCAGTTGGGCCTGATACTCTTCTTCCTTGATGCCGTACCGTGTACAGAAGTCCTTTTGCTCCCGTGTCAGCGCGACCTTCGCTGGGGCCGCCGGGGAGGATCGGGGGAGTCCAGTCGCCGAGGCGCGAATCCGCTTAGGATCATGGGCGACCGCCTTGGCGACTGCCGGGAACTGCTTCTCCATCTCCTGCATGACGAGGATCGGCCCAAACTCATTCGAGAGGTACTCTGGATGGGCCTGGGTAACTTGTGCCCACGCTTGGCCCACCTCCGTCTCCTGATAATCCTCTCGGTTCAGGTCAGGGTAGCGTTCCAACACCTGCGAGGAGGCGGTGGACTGATTGTGCTGGTAGCGAGCGCGGGCCTCCTGCTGCACCCGTTCCTGCTCCTTCACGGTCAGCGCCTTCTGCGCTTCCTCCTCAGCCAGCTTCCGCACTGCGCCTTTCCAGTCAGTCTGAACAAGCTGATCTAGCGCGTCACCAGTTGGTGCGGTGGGAGCCGACTCAGGAACGCTCAGCCGCGTCATCAAGGCTTGCTGGCTTTGCTTCAACGTCTCAATTTCCTGTTCCAGCCGCTGGTTCACTCGCTTCGTGGCTTGGAGGCCATTCTCCAGAGACTTCAGGTAGCGCGCATCGATAGGCGCTGGCGCAGGAGAGGCGGCAACAGATTCCGCCGACACGACTTCCTTGCCAGGCGCTTCCAGCACTTCAGGTTCAGGCATCGTACACTCCTTGGTTAATCCACTGGGGAGGAACCATTCCCAGGTGAGGATACTTCTAGTGTGGCAGAGGAGGAGGGGTTGTCAAGTCCCCGGAGAAAAGATTCCAGTGCGTCCAGCGCCCCTTGCGCGAGAACGGCCTGAGTCATGTCACCCTTACGCAGGGCGCTGACTCTCCCCGCCTCGTGTTGCTTGCAAAGCCTGCGCCAGCGGCTGACGAGGGCTGGCCATGCTGGATTCTGGACCAACCGCTTCAGGGCGAGCACGTCCTCCCGGTGCTGCTCCTCGTGGCTGAGGGGCATTGTTCCCACCTCCCTTTCTCATTTGAGTCGTCATCTGCGCCATCATCGCCATCATCTGCTCCGTCGCTTGGATATGCTGCATCAGGTAGCCGCGCACCTGCTCCTGGAGGGCNGGGGCGAGTGCCGCTAGCATGGGGTCTTGCAGAAAGGCCATGTGCTCCATCAGATGCTGGATCGGGTTCTGGAGCACCGTGGGTTGCACCTTCGCAAAGTCCCCGGCCATGATCAGGGTATGCTCATCTGCCGGGGTCAGGGCGTCGTTGATGGCAGGGGCCGGCCCTAGGATGACCTCCGGGTCATACCCGCGCGCCCGGAGCCAGTCTGCGGTCACGGTATAAACCTTGGCTGGATCAGTCAACACGATGGGATTTCCCATGAGCACGTCGTAGAAAATCTGCGTGAGTTGGCGACGGGTCTCCTTGCTGCCCATGGAGTCATCCGGGGCCAGCAGCGCGTCATACTCCCCGGCCAAGTTGTCCTGCGACAACTCATTGTCACCAAAGATCGGCTCCCCCTCCTCGCCTAGGATGCGGGATTCCAGCCCTGGTTCGAGGTGTTTCAGCAAGAGATCGAGGTGATAGGTCAGGATACGCGCGGCGCCTTGGCGCAGCGACTGCACGGGGATTGAGTGCCGCTCGTTGGCGGCCCCGACGATGGCGTTCGTACGAGTGGCGGTTCCTGAGCCCCCGACGATCTCAGACTCCTTGCCCATGACGTAACTGGAAGCCGCAGTCAGGCGCTCGATAAACTCTAGCACCAGCCGCACCGCGTTGATNAGGCGTTCCGTCGGGATGTTGATCTCCGGATAGTACACGGACTGCTGCGGATTCGGGAGAGGGGTCATGATCCGGGGCGCTAACTTCATGGCTGCCGCGTCCAAGTCTCCATGCGGGTCATAGAACCCCGGGCGCATGATCTGCAAGGTGTTCGCNTCGGTCATCTGGTTGAAGATCGCGTCGATTTCGAGCGCCATCTCCTTGACCTGCTCCAAGACTCCGAGGCCGCGCGTTCCTTGCGGATCATCGAGGCGGGGGATGAAGATGGTCAGGTCAAGGTGGCGGAGGCCACGCTTGGAGAGGTCTCGCTGGTGCAGCCCGCCCAGGTAGAGGCGTTGGAGGGGAGCAATCAGCACGCGGATCGGTTCGGGGAAGCCATCGCCATTCAGGTCAATCGCGGTGTACGCCTGGATCACGTCCACGAGCATATTCCGGCGCTTGACCTCTTTCACCTCCTCCGAGAGCTCACCTGATGCCGCGACCCCTACGGGTTGCAGGAGCTCCCGGAGGGACTGTCCTGGCGGCACCGCGGGGAAGGTCACGTTCAAGGCCTGATCCTGCTGCTCCATCTCCACGAGTTGCCGGTAGGAATAGCTCTTCTTCAGCAGGACGGGATCACGCTGGAGATCGGAGGCACCCTTGAGGAGAAACACCTGCTGGTCTTGAATCAGGTCGCTGCGGGTGGTCTCATACAACTCCAGCATTGGCTCAGGTGGCGTCTCGATCAGGGAGCCATCGGGTGCCGTGGACGGCTCAGCCGGGGCCATCTCGCCCTTATCCAGATACTGCACCTCAAAGAAAGTCTCGGAGACCACGCGCCCATAGCCGATGGCCTGGCGCACCCAGCGGTCAAAGAAATCCCGGAGGTGGGCACGGACACGAATCCACCAGAACATGAGCTTATTGACTCGCTCGGCCCGATCCTTGGAAGTCGTCTTGACAGGCCGCCAGTTCACCAGCTCCTCATTGTAGACCGCTGGAAACATCCGGGCATGGAGCACTTCGAGGATCGCCATGGCAATCATCATGGAGCGGTTGCTGGCATACTGCCAGGGTTCTGTCTTGGGCTGGCGTCGCCCGAAGTAGAGATCTTCAAGCTCCTTGAGCCACGTGTCATAGGAGAGCTTCTCTCCCTTAGCCGAGAACCCATAGTCGGCCTCATCGCGCTGGCGCCTGGCGGTCTCAAAATCATCCAGCACGATCTGGACGATCATCTCTTGTTGCGCCGGGGAGAGCTGGAGTTGGAGCGACTGGGCCGTGGAGGGGGCAACCGGTGAAGGCTCAGGCAAAGGGGCCTCTCCCGTTCCCTCCCGCTCCTCACGCACGCTTAGCGAGGGCATAGGCTAGAACTCCTCAATCCCTGCCATATCCTTGACGTTTCTTCGATGCATCCTAAGCTAGGTTCGACAGACATGTCAGGTCAGGGATTCCCCACTCCACTTAGTTTGAATAAAATCAGGGTATCCGCTAGGGTTATTATAGAGATACCGCTGGTTCATCGGCACATCCGCCCACCGTTGTTGGGCCAATAGCTTCTCTGGCGAACCACCCTCCAAAAGATTCTTGATATTCTGCGTCAGCAGCTCGAACGCTTCTCGGACTGATGAGGGCCCATAGTAGGGATTTGCACGACCGGACCCATANCCACCGAATGGGGCACGTCCGCGAGACGCCGCTGCCGCTTGGCGGAGAATGGCAAAGTCATTGGTTCGGAANGCTTCCGCGCCNCCAGGGAACTGGGTGTTGGCTGGCAGTTCCGGGAGAAACGTCCTGAAGGCAGGAGCCCCCTCTCCTCCAGGGCCGACCGACGGGAGCCGAAAATAGGGCCGATCCGTTGTCCCCATCGCATGCAAGGGAACTTCGGTGGGAAAGTACGACGTCTCCTGTTCTGTCGGATTCAAATAAACAGTGTTCACTGGGCCGTAGCGCGTGTCCCCAAACCCCTCCGCGAATCCAGGCCCAGGGGCCATCACCTCATCTTCTTCAACTCTACGTAAAGGCTGACCCCGAATCTCGCCGTACGTTTCCTCTTGGCTTCCTGGCTGAGAGGCATGCCTGAAGAAGGACGAGATCGAGGGGCGCACCTGGGTTTGGCGTCTGCCCCCAGGGACGAGTCCCAGCGCCATCGGAAAGAGGTTAAGCGGGAATGGCAAGGCGGCGGCCATCACGGTTGCAGGGAGAGCCATCGCCTGGCGCTCCATGGCATTCGGGTCTTGCGCTGACCAAGGATTTGGCATGGTCGAAAAGGCCGCCATCGCCTTCGTCCCGGTCCCTCC